CTAGATACGAGTTTCTATTGTCGAAAGCAGAGGATCCGCCGACACGCGTAATCATTCTTGAAGAGTATTTGTTGAACGATTGCTCATTGTGTTTATAGTCCGATGAGTACATTGGATTTGGCTGATTGTCTTTAAATAGATCTGTGTCAATTGCTGGCTTAATAAAGTCTTTTTCTATATCGAAATGAAACTTATTCTTTTTATTCTTCAGCGTATCGATATACTGATAGTCTGCTCCAATGAATCCTCTTCTGATAAGCATCAATAGCTCATCAGTATTTTTCTGATCATAACCACGGATTGTTCTTCTTTGTACATCATGAGACTTTGCTCTTGAAGCACCAGAGAAGTAGCGATATGGAACATCAGTATTCATTACCGGTTGCTCTAAGAGTGAACCAAGATCTGCAAAAATAAGCTTATCACCCACAAGCGTAGAATACAGATAGAACGGGTACCCGCTATTAGTAGTTGCCCTCTGAGTTATCCACGATATAGCACCTAATGGAGAAAGATTAGGAATTATCACCTTTATGGATTGTTTATCTGTCTCAGTGCTGTATACCTCTTTGTCTAGATAATTCTTAGCAAGCTTTTTTACAATCTGAGTACAGGTATTTGAGTACGGTCTATTTACATTATATAAGCTTGAGATATATCCAATGTCTTCAATCAGGTGAAGAACCACGAATCGGTTGTTGTCATTTACGTTTTGATCGATCTTAATACTATCAATAAAGAAAGTTTTTGTGATAGTAATTGCGTTTTTTCTTATACTTTTTATATTAATAGTGATTTTTTCTGCTCCGAGTACATCTGCACCCGAGATAAATTTTCTAGAATCCTCGAGAGCTAACACCGCAGTAAGGTATGGTTTACCCATATGCTCGTATATGTCAAGGTCGGTTACAGAAGGTGCTAAATCAACTGTACCGGTAATTCTATCGGACTCAAAGAGAATGCTTTCGAAAGCAAAATCTTTTGCGGCTTCTGTTGCTATCAACTTGCTATTGCCCCACGAAATGCATTAATGACTTGATTGATAGAGTCTGGTTTAATGATTCGAATATCCTTCAATTCATCATTCAGGGATATGTATCTGTCTTGATTAGTAATCTCATTGATGAGTGCACCGGGCCCGACTGTAGGATCGATATCAACATATTCCTTATCAGAGTTTTCATAATGATGTGCAGCAAGATACTCTAATGAAGATGATGTAAGAGTGATTTGTTCTAGTTCTCCATCACTGTTTGTAGATGAGACAAGCTCACCAGCAGAGAAACTACCTACAACACTAGATAGTGTTACCTGGCCTAAATCTACATTTTTATGTAAGATCGTTCCTGTCGCGCCAGATACGACACCTTCTACTGTCTGACCTACCTTGAACTTTCCAGCGAGAGGTGTTCTCGTTACAAGTGTCGTGTTTGGATAATCAGCTATCGCTTTTGCTATAATTTCTCTGTTTGTCAGTGGCCAACCCCGTTCGCGAATATGATCGTTCATTGCAAAAAAGGTCCAGTGATAATCAGTAGTACCGTAGATCTTAAATGAAGTCTGATCCGGTCTCTCAAATTCTGATATCGTATAGTCAAAATAAAACGCTATATTATCTCTAACATCATCTAAAACACTTGCATATCTAGATATATTTACGAATATATCAGGTAAGGTTTCATCTCCGAATTTATAATTGACCCTTGGAAAGTATTGAAAATACGGCATTAGAATGATCCCTCTGTATTAGTAGATGCATTCAGTACAGTAAACTTAGATCCTCTTGTAGGTGGATCTGAAGCAAGCGGTACCGCTTCTCCTGGACTTCCTCTTTCGACGCGTCGACTTTCACTACCACTCGGTATATCAAATGGAGTATCAATATCCTTCTTACTAAGAGTTCGATGCTCTACGAAGTTTAATGCAATATCGACTTCTGTTGGTGTTCCATCTGGATGAAATGTTGCAGCTGTAGGGTTAAATGTTGTCGAAAACGATTCAAGATAACAGTCTTTCATATGTGTACCATTCTGAACATATTGACCATTGACCTTTGTAAAAGCTTTGATTCTAAATAATTCTGGATATTCGTATCCAAGTGAAATGCTACCAACTTCAATATCTTCAGGATATGCGTGGTATCTAAAGAAGTTTACAATGTCGGTAATCGCCTTTGACTCTTGTGAACTAACAGGTATTAATTTAAAATTAAATGTAAATCTTCTTAGATTGACTTGTTTAAACATTGCACGGATATTTGGATTGAGCGCTGCTTGAGCTGCAAGAGAAGTTACATTTGTAGCTGTCTCACCAGGAACTAATCTTCCTATTCGGACTGCACCTAGGCGTGACACCTCTCTACCTGCAATCGCTCCAATAAAATCTGATATACCCTCAGTACCAGCCGAGATTGCTTTAGCCGTAGCTCCCGCTAATCCCGTGCCTTGTTCAAGCGCAGCAAGTCCTACTGCTCCAGCAGCACCAAGACCTGGAGTCTCATATTGTATTATATCAGTAATTTGTATTGATTGAGGTAGATATAGATCACATTTAGATCCAAGTTGGAGCGTTGCTGGATCTCCAGCAGAAGCAGACTCAAGTACAGTTGCGACTTGTTCAGATTCTGCTTCTCCAGTTACAGCTGATTCGCCAAGAGCTTTTGCAGCCTCGGCTGTTTGAGTATTTAATTTAAGATCTAGCCTAGGTGGAATTATCTTTACGACTTGAAACTGTATCTTTGATGCATATCTGTCTCTGTCTTCGATTGGAAACGCAAATCGACCTTTTGTAAAAGGACCACCAGCTACCTCTGAACCCAGCTCATTGTATCTAAATGCCATGTGTAAACCTATAGATAGAAATAGTTTAATTTTATTTATATGGTTTTATGGCATATTCTGGTAGATATCAAGTCATCAATCTGAACAAGTATAAAGGAAACCCTGACACGGTTGTCTATCGATCGCTATGGGAGAAGTACTGCTTTATTTGGTGTGATACAAACCCGAAGGTCAAAGCCTGGTCATCAGAGGAGGTAATCATACCTTACTACTATGATGTCGATAAAAAGTATCACCGCTATTTTCCCGATCTCAAGATTGTCACTGAAGAGAAGACGCTCCTCATTGAAATCAAACCAGACAAAGAAACAAAACCGCCAGAAGGGCAAAGAAAAACAAAGCGGTATATCACTGAAGGTCTGACATACGTCAAGAACATGAATAAATGGAAGGCAGCTGAAGAATATTGTAAGGATCGGAACTGGGAGTTTCAGATCTGGACTGAAGATACCCTGATCGAGATGGGATTACTATCAAAGAAGATGCCTGGAAAGATCAAGAAGCCACTCAAGCGTTTACCTCCCTATCGCAAAAAACCTAAAAAATAATTATAAATAACTGCATGAGCAATTTATTTCAGAAATTAGAGATTGAAGCTTTTAGAGCTGGTATTACTCCAAGAACAAAAGAGTCTATGGCTTGGTTCCGACAGAAAGCAACCGAGCTTGGCCGCGTTGGACCAAATACAGTGATGAATGATGATGCAATAACGATGAAAACAAATGTTGATACAACGTCGTTAAAGGGTCTAGAACAGCCACTTGGTAATATGTACATGTATTACTATGATCCGAAGTACAAAGAAACGCTTCCATATTATGATAGGTTTCCGCTGATCATTATGTATGGCAAAGCAAAGGGTGGGTTTTATGGTCTTAATCTTCATTATATGGCACCGCCTCTTCGAGCAAAAGCTCTTGATGCAATTCTTGGAGACGGATCACTACCAGGTAAATATGTCAAACCGATGATTAAACATTATTTGTTCGAACACGTAAAGAGTAGATTTGCTTTAGTAGATAAACCAGAATGGGAGATTGCTACCTTTTTACCATTAGCACAATGGGAGAAAGCAAGGGCGAGTACAGTTTATGCTGAATCAAGACGGAAAATGAGATAATGGCAAGTATTAACGAATTAAAAGGAATGGCCTCATCGAAGCTTGGTTTCGCCCGGTCTAACAATTTCCTAGTCGAACTTCCACAACTAGGTGCCAATCCATTCGGAAGACTCGCCGGGTTCGTACCATCTGTTCCAGGCCTGACACCTGATGCAACTGCATCAACAAGAGAACTTAATGTCCTCTGTAAAAATGCACAGATACCAGGAAAGCAAATTCTATCACACGATCGTAGAATCGGTATGATCTTTGAAAAGGTTGCATACGGATACGCGGTTGGCGATGTAAGTCTTTCATTCTATATGTTAAATGATTATAGTGTCATGAACTATTTTGATACATGGAAAAGATCAGTGGTTGATGAACAAAACCTTACAGTCGGTTATAAGAAAGATTATGCTAGACCGGTAAAGATTCATCAATTAAGAAAACCGCTAAAAACAATAGGTAGAAATCTAGGACCAATCTCTGTTGATATTGGTCTCGGTTCTGGAAGTGTATATAGTGTTGAGTTAGTAGATGCATTTCCGACTACTATCGGTCAGATAGATTTTTCGAATGAGTTAGACGGATTAATTGAATTGACCGTGCAGCTCTCATATACAAATCACGTGAGAATTAAACCCTCTCAAAACTTTATTAATGTTGACTTTGGTTTCTAAGGAGATATATTATGGCTTTGCCACAGTTAAACACATCACCGTCGTATACGACTAAGGTGCCGTCGACCGGTCAAGACGTTAACTTTAGACCGTTTTTAGTAAAAGAGCAGAAGGTTCTTCTGATTGCATATGAATCACAAGACAAATCTCAAATCATTAAAGGCATCTTAGATACATTAGACGCATGTTTAGAAACAGACGTTGATGTGCATGCACTAACTACGTTTGATGTTGACTATCTTTTTACACAGATCCGTGGAAAGTCAGTAGGTGAAAGAGTCGACGTTAAGTTAAAATGTCAGAACTGTGAAGAGTATAACGATTTTCAGGTTGACCTAGATGACATTCAACCACCTACGGCTAAAGACTCGAGTAAGATTATCGAGCTGAATCAAACCGTTTCGCTACAATTAAAGTACCCGAGCTATTCGTTATTCCTTCGTAATCCTAGTATGTTAAACTCTGAATCTAGTACCGAAACAATCATGGAAGTCATTATCTCTTGTATGCATGCGGTACTAACGAATGATGAAAACATTCTATTAAAGGACGAGCCAAGAGAAGAGGTTGTAAAATTCTTAGACTCAATGACAGCTGGCCAATTTGAAATGATCACAGATTTTGTAGAAAAAATGCCGGCTATGAAGAAGAAAGTAAACTATACTTGTGTTAAGTGTGGAGAAAAGAACGAGAAGGTATTGAGTGGCCTTGACGATTTTTTATCATAGGCCTCTCACATGAATCATTGGAAAACTATTATCAGACTAACTTTCAGTTGATGCAGCATCATCGATACTCGTTAGCCGATATAGAAGGAATGATGCCGTGGGAGAGGGAGATTTATGTAATGCTTTTAATCAACCATATAAAAGAAGAGAACGAGAGAGCTAAACAAGATGGCAGCAATTACTCTTGAAGACGTAAATAAAAATTTACAAAAACAGACTGAAATCTTAGACGCTGATGGTAAATTTTCGGCAATGGTCGCCGGAAAAATGGACGCACAGTTAGAAACCTTAAACAGCAGCGTTTCTTCTCTTTTAGGAATATTTAAATCAAAATTTGAAGGCGACGATATTGAAGCAGCTCGTGAAGGTAAGCCAGATGTTATACCTCAATCAAAAGCAGCTGGCGGTAAAGGCGGGGATGGCGGTTTTGATTTTCTTGCTTTTGGTAAGGGTCTTTTAGCTGGTCTTTTAGCAGCCATTCCGGCGATTATTGCAGGTCTTGTTGGTGCTGTTGCTGCTTCTTTTAATGAGTTTGCAAATGATCTTGCCAGGACTTTAGCCGCTAAAAAAATATTTAATTTTCTTAAGATAGGTGACAAGGTCGGAGACATAATTAAAACTGGGTTTACAGGTCTGATTGCTGGATTAAAGACTGCACTTTTCTCTGCTATGTATCTTGGCCAAGATGGAAAACCGATTGCTAAAGTATTTAAAGGAATTCAAGGAGCACAAGGTGCAGGACCATTTGCAAAAGCTTTAAGAGGAATAAAAAGAATAGTCGAGTTAGTCGGTAAAGTATTTAGTCCTATAGTAAGATTAGTTAGCGGTCCAACTGGTAAACTACTAAGTAGTCTTGGAAAAGTAATGGGTACACTTGGAACTGTATTAAGAACTATATTCTTGCCTATTGGTATTTTATTTACTGCTTATGATACTATTAAAGGTGCGGTAGAAGGTTTTCAAAAGGACGGTCCATTTGGATTAATTACAGGAGGTCTTGGAGGATTGCTTGGATCAATTATTGGTGCACCTATAGATTTACTATTATCAGCCGTTGATTGGATCACTAAAAAATTAGGATGGAGTGAGGATCTGATTCCAGATGATTTTAACGTTCAGAAACTAATTCAAGACTTCTTCATGAATATTCCAACATTAGTTAAACAAGCTTTTTCATACATAGGAGACGCTATTGAAAATTTTGAGTTTGGAATACCCGATTTAAAATTTGGTAATCCTTTTGAAAATATAACAGAAAAAATTAAGAATTTAGATCTAACCTCACTCAATTTTCCAAAAATTGGTGATTTCTTTGGTATAGACATGAACTTAGGTGATAAGCTTAAAGGTGCCTTATTACAATTATTCGGTGGGGTTGGTGCTGGCCCGCTAGCTAGTCTTGGAACAGACGATGAAGATCCTTTTGTTGAAAGTAGTCAACCGTCTACAGCAACCACACTCAGAGAAGGTGGTGATGAAATGAGAAGAGGCCGCGGTGCTATTCTTAATAGCGGGCCTCCAGTTAGTGTTATTGATGCTTCATCACGGATTAGTAATACCCAGACGGCTGGCATTAATATCCAAACGTCTGGGGATGATAGACACGACCCTTACAACCGGCCAACAACTTTTGCCGGACTCGGTTATGCAGGTATTAGAGGTTAATCACTGTTAGCTAACTTAGCGAAGTATGACATCGTGTCATCTTCATCCGTATCAAACGGAATCTCATCAGCCGTAACTGGCTCTAGCGGTGCTGGAGCTGGTTCATTGAGCTGAGCTTCCTGCTCGAGTGTAGGAGCACCTGCTTCTACCTCTTCACCAAGGACTCGCATCAACTTAGCCTTGAGCTCGTCATAAGTCTTGTAGTTCTTTGGATCCGTGAACTCATTCAATGAGTATAACTTACCATAGATCTCTTCAAGCTTATCATCATCAGCGAGTGCGGATGGTGACTCAAACTCAGACTTATCGTAGTTACGATAGCCCTCGACATTACGAATCTTCAACTTAAAGTTCGCACCTTCCCAGAAATCAAATGGATTGACAGGTGTCTCATCCTGGAATGCAGGCTGCATGACGTCCATGATCTTATCAAAGATCTTCTTACCGAACTGATAGAGGAAGACTTTGCCTTCGTTATCTGGATTTGCAGGATCACTAATAATCTGCACATTGGTGACATAATGTAGACGACGCTTCTGTGCACGTGCACGGTCTTTATCAGCCTCAATACCAGTATTCCATAGACGTGAGTTTAGCTCACCGACTGGATCTGGTTGACCGATAGATGTGAGTGATCTCTCGATGTACCACATACCTGTAGGACCTTTGAATCCATGATCCCAATACCGTACCCACGGAAGATCTTCACCTTCAGGTGCTGGTAAGAAACGGAGGACTACATAACCATTGCCTGCCTTATCGACAGCTGGCTTATAGATCCGCTCGTCACCATAGTTCTTCTTTTCTGTGGTTCCGCCAACAGATTCTGCGGCTGAGAGGAGTTTGTTGATTTGATCGCGATTGCGCTTGAGGTTTTCGAACGACATATATTTTCCTTGTATTGCTGAAGTATTACTGTATTATACACTGTATCTGTACTTTCGTACATCTATATTTATTCAAATGATAACTCATTTGTGCGAGGTAAGAAATTTAATCTTCTCGCTTCTGCCTCTAGTTTGTCCTTGATAATCGGATTGATAAACTTTCGGCAGTCTTCTATCTCAATGTTATGCTGCTCACATAACCATACTATAGCATCCATATAAGATAGACGTTTCTCAAAGACCGTCTGCTCGACGAGCTTCGAAAACTTTGCTTTTGTTAAGAAGTTTTCTTCGATCATATTTTTCTACGTCTCGGTTTACGTTTTGCCTTTTGTTCTTCCTTGAATGCATCGAGATCGGCGAGCATAGAATTAATTAACTTAATCCTACGACTGAGTTCTCGCCGACCAAGATGTTTGTAGGCA